CTGCTTTTGATATCAATCGTGATAGAAATAATTACGAATTATTTGATTGGGCAACCCACCAGGATTGCAATGTAGGAGCTTGTATGTTTGCAAACTCTAAGAAAGAAACGTCAATGGATTTTATTGACAAACAATGCCCTTGTAATAAATACAGGGATAAGAATGTTCCATACATTTGTTGGAACACATTAATGAAACGGCTTAAAAGTCAATTAAACCCCCAGGGTACTATTGACCCTAAGGAAGTAATGTTCTGCTTTGATCAGAGAGGAATACTGGAAGAAAATTATCCAACATTAATGAGACAGAAAACGTGTCTAAAAGGTTTTGAGGAGGTTGAATCACCATCTCAATTAATTAATCTCTTATTGGAGACATATTGGTACTGTAAGTATGAAAAACAGTATAAATTAAATAAAAAGGTTATTAAACTTTATGAATTCGTCACTAGAAATAGTGAAAACAAGAAAGGAATTGCTTTTCGCAATTCAATTAGATCCATTATGGGGACCATTAACGGATTAATATTAAAGAAATCTCTCATTTTATCACGAGAGTGTACGTCTTATAAGCAATTGAATCAACAAATTGCAACAATGTTTAATGATTTATGCATTGAACACACCATAGAAATCAGGGAACAACTACCTGAAGGAACTGCCTCTCTTTTCGAGGAGGCTAAAACATTTTTCAAATTCGTGAAAAAGTCATTTAATCACGAAAACAAAAGAGTACGAGAACGTATCTTTAATTATGAATTTAGGAACAAGAGCCTAAAAAAGTTTTTCGGACACGAACTGTCCAAATTAGGAGACTACGCAGCAAGGCAAGTAGTTATGGGACGTGGAGATTATACCACATCATTATCTTGGTGCCACAAAATGGCACATTTATCACAAACACGAACATTAGATCATGTTCCAGAATTCTTAGAAAAAGAACAAATGTCAGATTATATAAAACTGATGACCAGAGATCTTGAAGATCCTGGAATGGAGCGTATGCAAATAGTTCATTCCGCTGTTGTAAAACACCTTAGAGATAAAGGTGTAAAATCTCAATTCCTTAAAGATTATAAAGTTAAGGAAGAATTAATAAAAGATTCTATTTTGTTAGAATTAAAAGGAACTGCCTCGGCAGAAAACAATGTTTACGAAGGAGGTAAACTAGAAGATGCACGTCTTTTATTAAAGGACATTAGAGATAATAAGTGGAGAATACCTATTAGAAATTTAGATGATTTTTCAATCATCGGACAAACGCCTGAAATTAACATTTCAACTTGGTCTGAGGAAGGAATTATAAACCTTTCATCAATTATATTTTGGACTTCATTACAAATAAGTCTAAATTTACTCTGTGCAAATGACATAATGCCAGAAGAATTTTATTATCCATTGTACAAAGATGGAAAAGAATGGTTAAAGGAGGATCTATTTAACGCAACCTTAATAGGAATTAAAGAGCCGGGAAAATTACGTCTCTTGATGAAAATGATGTCTATATTAAATTGGACACTAAGTGTGGGATCAAAACTATTACAAAAAGTTTTGGCAGAATTACCTGATCATAAAGCAGGTTTAGAACTAGGTTCACAAGATTGGAACTTTAGCAAAAGAATTTCTGGAGAATCTCCAGAAAGCGGATTTTTATACACATTAGAGGGTATATTAAGAGAAAAAGCACACTTCGGATACACCGATTGGTCTACTGCTACCGACCTTATTATGAAAAGGTTAGGTTTTCAAGGACTTAAAACCTTGATCAGTTATATCGGCTTTCCAGACCGATATGGACAATTAATATTAGAACTTACAAGATTACCTCTTGAGGTTAAAGAAATAGCATATATTGCTAATGGTGAAATTACGAGTCGTTACGAGTCGAATTATGTTTTCAAGGAAGGATTTCCTATGGGATTACAGGTTACTAAAACCTATTTGCACCTCGCACATATTATAAGCGACGGGGTTTCCAGTATGTATCTGGAAGAAAAGGG